CACAAGATCTGCGAAGAGATAGATCGCAACCCCAACCGCATCGTTAGAGATATGAAGTCAGGTGATTACGATAACTTGGTTGAGGTATTTAAACGAGAGCTTGAAGGTTATGTAGAGGTGGAAGATTGAGTTCGGTGCACCCCTAGAAACGTAGTCGAAACCGCCTTTGGCGGTCTGTGTCGGCTGGCTACCGGCACACTGATGAGACAAGCCACTTAAACAATTTTTTAGGAGATACGAAATGCGTAACAAGAACAACGAAACACCATTGGATGCTGCCAGAGCAAGGATTCTTCAAGAAATCTGGTATAGGGCTGAACACGGTGACAGCGGAAAGGGTTCGGGCGTTGACACCGATGGCTTTGACCTTGAGGTGCAAAAGCACTATGCGAAAATCCACAACCAACTAGCCGATAGGTGGGGCTTTGACCCGATACACTTTGAAGTGCTGAACGTAAGATCTTTACCTGACTTTGTTTCTGGCAAATGGAGAGCTGGCTAATGAGTATAGATCAGCAGATAAAAGTATTACGAGCAGCGTTAGTGGACGCATCAACGAAGGCTGTAGGGCTGAAGCTTATAGCCAAAGGGATTGCGGAAGATGATCAAGTCAACATCAAAACAAACGAGTTGATTACCACGGGAAACAGTATGTCTCAGGGCTTGGTGGATGATATTGATCGAGCAATCGCAGCGATGAATGGCGGGGACTTGCACAGCAATTAGTAAATGTTTAAACGCAACGAAGGAGACTGCTATGCAGTTAATTATTAAGTCACTGTTCAGTGGCAAGATGAACACAATGGATCTCGACATCACCTCAGAGCAAAAGCTCAAGTGGGAGGGCGGGGCGCTCATCCAAGATGTGATGCCTCAACTGAACGCAGTAGAGCGTGAGTTCCTGATCTCAGGGATGACTGATGAAGAGTGGACTGAGTGTTGGGGAGAAGAGGAATGAACGCATTAGAACAGAACGTGGTGAGCAAGTTTGTTCGTGGCTACAACGCAAGCCAAAGCAACACAAGATCAATCGAAGGATTGCTGCTGCTCAGAGGTAACGCCATTGCTTGGCGTAACCCAGAGACAGGCGAGCTTTGGATCAGCAATCATGGCTACCACACCAAGACAACTCAGTCACGTTTAAACGCAGTGATTGAGTCAGCAGCTATCGAGGCTAGGGTTTTCACCAAGGATGGAGCGCATCACCTTGAGCGATGGGAGGACGGGGAGTTGACCGTCACCCCTATGCAAAGTGGCTGGGTTGAAATTAAAGTATATCACTTGCAACAAGTGTTAACAGAATTGACGAAGAGGTTAAGAGCATGAACGATAAAAAATCTATGGACGAATTATTGGCGAGCGTTAACACCATGATCGACCAAGTGGACAAGGAATCGGACGCAGTACTAAGAGTACTCAACCACGACCCTATGGCACAGAAAGCTGCGCACTCAGAGTTGATCAGAGAGACGCTCTCAACCCTTGCCACCGTACAATTGCCAGAAGATCTGAAGGCTAGGATTCTTTGGCAGGTAATGTTCCGAGTTGAAAACAATCTCATACGTCTTGAGATAGCCCGTGTGAAACAAGAGCAGGAGGAACTCAGTCATGCTTTCCCACACATCCATTAGGAACACCGCCCTGATTGCCATAATCCTTACGCTCTTCCTAGTCGGAAGTGATATGGATTTCAAAGATCAATGCAGTCGGGATGCCGTCTGCGCCTCAAAATATTTGGAGAAGTAACATGAAACTGAACGAACTGAAAGAAATTGCAAGCAGCTTGGGCGAAGACAAGATCATCAAGATGATCAAGGCAGAGACAAAGAAGCTGCGTAAGCGTGATGGCATGGTGTCTGTAGCTGACATGGTGGACGGGCTAATCGCAGAGATGCAATCTAAATCTGAGGAGACAAAGTAATGGGTGATGTTGTAGACATGGATGGAAATGTGCTCATCAGCGGCACATCAGAAGAGCGGGTCACTGACGATGATAGGTTCATCGTGACCAACGCAAACGACGATGTGATTGGTAGCGTCAAGCAATTCGCTTTGACAGGTAACTGTGAAGACCAATTGCTCCAGCACTTCGAGAGTCCAGATCGTTTAAACAAGTTCATAGCCGAGAGTGTTGGGCGCTTTGCAGATAAGGATTTCGGTACTGTCTGCGCCGAAGATCACGAATCAAACCTTCAGTCTCTGAAGTACAAGTCGATGGTGATGGGTGTATACAAGGTGTCGGATCGGGAAGATCTCAAGGTGTACCTGATCATGGATGCTGGTCATGAAATCATGACTATGCTGATGCCGGAGGACTACTAATGGCTGGCAAATGGAAAGATAACCCAAGTTGGATTGAAGCTGCGGTGCATATGCGCCGTGGCGGAAGCACTCTCAAAGAGATTTCCGAAATGACAGGGGCTACCATCAGCAGTGTTCGGGAATACGTCCGAGCAACCATCGGAGTTGATGAGTACAGGCACTTGCTTCAGAAGCACAGTCGCCGTGGCAAGAATGAAAAGACTCAGCGCATCATGGAATCCATACGCAACAGCGAGGTCATGTCGGCTATAGCCTTGCGCGAAGATGTCAGTAGGCAGTATGTGTTTGCAATTAAGTGGCGCATGGAAGCCGATGTCGAGCAAGCAATCAATCGCCTTGGCGATAAAGACTTTGTTGACGATAAGGTTGGGATCTTGCAGTCTCAAGAGAGTAGAAGCCAAGCAATTAGAGAGATAGAAAAAATATTAGGAGAATGAAATGGGTGACTCAGAGTTTTCTTTCGAGTGGAACCATCAACTATCACGAAGCCAGAACTTTGTTGAGTGGTATCGTTTAAACAGTGAGGAGAGGTCGTCATATGGCGACCCATCTTACTCGGAGGATATGGCTAATGAGATATTCAAGAGCCAGTTCCCTCGACAGTTCATTAACGAAGAGTCTTAAACTTCCTATCAAACAAGCCGCTACGGTTTACAAAATTGTAAATCGTATTCGGCTTGAGTCCTACCTCCCTCGCAATGTGCGCCATCTTCTTGTTCTGAGACAACATCTCCCTAATAACTTTGACCTGATGATCATCTATCTCCTGCTTGCTGTTGAGGGGAACCCCAATAGCCTTCGGCTTAAACATCTCTTCAACTTTTTCTTGCGCACGAATCGCTTGAATAAACTTCATCTCAACCACTCATCCTCACAGGTGAGCGGTAAGTCCCGTCCCGATAGTCGTATTTGAGTTCGACACATCCAACCTTCCCGCTCTGTTTAAACCTTATCTTCTTCACATGAACCCGTATGTCGTCCGACCCTTCCGTGAAATCCCTTTCCACAATCAAAATATTATCCGCCTTGTTATAAAAGTTTGCCGACCCCGCTATGTCGTATGGCTCTGGCACTGGGAATGTTCCGTCTTGATTACGCCTAAGCTTTGCTGGGTGTGCGACCAAGAAGATCGCGCACTCATTAGCTGCTGCCCATCGCTTTAATGTCGCCAGCATTTTCGAAACATATTCCGTCTCAGTCCAACCGCTAGGTCGCTTGTGTTCAAACTCGTTGTAAGGATCAAGGATCAACCCACGCACGTTAGGGTATCTCTGCACACACGCAGTCGCATTCTCTAGACACCAATCAACTGTCGGGGCTTCATCGTCTGAGCGTATCCAGTAGTAATGGTCAGAGATGAACGACACTGCTTGAGTCCACTCCTCTTCGTTCATCTTGTTGCCGTTGCTGCTGTCCCACGCTGGCTTGCCAATGAACTTAGCCGCCAACTTATTGATGTGTTCATCCACAGGATTCTCAAACGAACAGACAGCGAACCTCCAATCTTCATTCTTCGCTAGGTTTAAACAGATCTGATCCATGAACTCGGACTTGCCCACGCCCGGAGCGCCGGAGATTATGTTTAACTCGCCGGGTCTGACCCGATAATTCCAATCCATTGCCACGATCCCTGTCGAGATACCTTTCTTCACTTGTCCATTGAGCAGCGCGAATGCATCGTCAGCGTATGCGCGTGTCTCATGCAGCGCCTTCAAAGGCCAAGGCTCTGCGCCCTTCACCAACTCTTGTAGCTTTTCCTTGCCATGCTGGACAAGCACATCATTCGGATCTTTGCACCCATCAGGCCACTCAACCCTCCAACATCTGTGCCTACCCAATCTCCTCGCCAACTCGTTGCGCATGACAACGCCTACCGCATCACCATCTGTCAACAACATAATTCTTTTGAACCCAGCCAGATCACCATTCAACTCATCAATCCAAGGGATCTTCTTGTCACTTGCTCCATCAGGTACGCTGATGACGTTGGTGTACCCAGCCTCCATGCAGGTAAGCGCATCCACTTCGCCCTCAGTTATGATGAGCGTGTCAGCATCAGTGTCCACCAGATTCCACAGATAGGGCAGTCGATGCCCGTCCTTGATCTGGCTAAACTGCTTGTCTACCGTCCGAAACTTTACGTTGATGGTCTTTCCATCCCTGTCTCTATGCACAAACGCAATCGCTCTCTGCTTTTCTCCACTGACATACGCATCGCCCGACTCAACCCCAGCCAAACAAAGCACCCTTTCCCCAATCCCCCTCTTCTCAAACCAAGTCTTTACCCCGTCACTCAACTCATCAAGAGCGGGGATCTTCGGTGATTTCTTATTAACTACCTGTTTAAACGGACTGATCATGCTGTTTCTCCACTCATTGCCTTCCCAATCACAGTGATGACAACGCCATTGCGCACCACCAATATCAATAGCCATCGAAAGACAATGTTCGTTTTTGTTTTTGTTGCGTGTGTTGCTGCACTTAGGGCAAAGCATTTTTGTTTGCCCATCGTTCAAGGTGTTTGCGACAAACCCGTGGCTTGCCATGTCCTCGTAGAAACCCATTACGGGTGAGTCTTGAATTGAACGTGACCTTCACGGGTCAGCTTGCGCCCCGCCATGTCTGTTCTGTTTTCCTGTGCAGCTTTTGCGTCTTGCTTGGCAAGGTACGCAGAGGTGCTGAGATACCAACGCTCTTGCGTTCTTACCTCGGCATCGTAGGTGAGCCAATCATCTCTCGATTGCAGGATTGCGTCGAGGTTGAGGATGTTTTTGTACGCTTTCTTCCAGCGCTCATAGTCTTTTTCGTTCAGCTTGATTGTGTTGCCATCAAATGCGAAGCTCATTTTCTTTTTCCTTTGTTGCTGTTGCGATTGTAAATCTTTCCATCGTGTAATGATTGACGGGTTCCATGTCTTGCCCGTCTCCTCTGTCGGATCTACCGCCCCACTCAACCCTATCGGGCTGGCAGTCTAGATCCAAATAAGCAATCGTCCCACACGACCACTGTACAACTAACAGTACACTTTTCCCTGTCGCTGACGCAAGAGATTTCGCATCAGCCACTTTGTGTACACTTAAAATATATGTTTGAAACGTCCCAAACGGATGTGTTCGCGTTTTAATTTCCGCAAATCCAACGACTTCTTTTTTGCCATTAACAAAACAAAAATCTATCGGATACATCTTTGGGTTTTCTTTTGCTGCCACTTCCCACAGGAGTGCCATTTCGTTTGCGAGTTTTCTTTCTCGCGTTTTGTCTGCGCCTGTTTCGTATACTGGCCTCATGTGATCTCCTTGTTGCGATAAGTTAGATCGGGTGGTGAGAGAAGGACGCTCCCCCCAACCCCCCTCATTGAGAGAGTGATGGGAAGAGAGTGTCAGATCGGGCGGAGCCGAGCGTGGACATTACCGCGAATTTATATTGCGCCATTGCGGTCTTACCCCCTTGCGCATTGCTTGCTTTTCTTAAAAAAACATATCATCATCCGCCTTGTCAAGCCCACCTTGACTCCTTTGTTGCGAAGGACGGCCCATCAGAGGACTCACCTATACCTCTGGTGGGCCACACTCATCATGCTCTATCTCTTTGATCCAGACCTCCGCTCTGGGGTTTACTTTGTCTAGAAATCTACACGAACTAATCTGTTTAAACTGCCTGTCGTTCTCGTAAAGCAAGCCCTGTAGGGCATCAAGCAGGATACTGGGATCAAGATCCTGTCGTCTTGATGGGTAGTAGATGTCTGCGTGGAAGGACAGATCTCCCTCCAGCATCTGATCCAGTTGAAACACTTGAGCCTTCACATCACTCTCAAACTGCAACGCAGATTTACTTTTGATGAAGCGCGGCTTACCTCCAAACGTCACCAATCTACGGCTATTTGATTTGGATTGTGCGGTTCCGTAAATTATTTTCTTGACAGATCTTTTATTCATGTGTTCCAATCGTTACCCATACCTTTCGCAACATGGTAACACAAGTGAACTACACAAATAAGTTGGGGCTACCCGCTCCACTGGCTGCGGCCTTGACAAGAGACAGTTACAGCAAGGGCGATGCTTCGTTCTCTGCTACTGGGCTATTGCGTCCACCAAGAATGGCTGTCCTGTTTGACGACCCTAACAACATCATGTTCAGAGATGTGTCCTCAAACCTGTGGACTTTGTTTGGCACAGCGGTTCACTCGATCCTAGAGAACTCAAAGCACCCTGACTTTATCACCGAGGAGCGCCTGTACTGCTCTGTGGACGGCGTAAAGCTGTCAGGTGCAATAGACGTACAACACGTTCAACCGGACGGCTCACGGATCTTACAGGACTACAAGACGCGCAAAGTTTATGGCGTGATGCACAACGACAGTGATGAAAAGCAACTGAATATATACGCTTACATTGCGCACAAGAACGGCATCGAAGTAAGTGGGTTGCAGATAATAAACTTCATCAAGGATTGGAATAAGCATGACGCTTTGCGCAAGCCTGACTACCCGCAACATGACATATGGATTCAAGACATTGAGCTTTGGCCTATAGCTAAGACCGAAGCTTTTGTGAAGGAACGAATTACGGCACACCAACAGGCCATCGCTGGCAATCTACCTGATTGCACAGATGATGAGCGCTGGCTCAGAGATGAGAAGTTTGCCGTGATGAAGGAGAAGAGAGTACGCGCAGTGCGTGTGTTCGATTCGATGGTAGAAGCTGAGACATTTATCTCGGCGCAGAAGGACGCAGACAAACACAGAGTAGACCACCGAAGAGGATCACCTCTACGATGCGAGCAGTTCTGCGATGTGTCTGATTACTGCGACCAATTCGCAGCGTTTAAACAAGGAGAAGAAGTTGAGTGAGAACAAATTGCTGCAAGCAATTACCCATATGGAAAACCTTCCCGACTCGGACAAGGTTGGAATCAAGGGGAAGTTGTACGCACAGGTTACGACACGGGTTGTTGCTTTCCGCAAAGCCTATGGAGATAAGGGCAGGATCACAACAAAGATCCATGCCTCGACTGCCAATAGGGTTTTGATTGAGGCACAAGTTCACATCAGAGAAGGTGATGTTTGGCACTTGATCAGCAATGATTGGGCTGAAGAGCATCGTGATGATGGCCCTGTGAATAAGAAGTCTGCCACAGAGAACTGCGCTACATCAGCGATAGGTCGCGCATTGGCTGCGGCTGGCTTGGGCGGTGGTGAATATGCCAGCTTTGATGAAGTGGACTACGCCATCAACGAAAAAACCGGATCGTCTGGCAAGAAACAGGCAGCACCCGTAGAGGCCAAGCCGAAAGCGGTGCCGCCAGCAAAAAAGGCAGAAGCAAAGGCAGCGTCTCCCGCGCCCCTAGCAGTGACTGAAGATGCTGCAATTGCATCACAGGCTTTTAAGTCAGACGCAAATGTGGTCATAGACAATCTCGCTGGCTGCGTTACGGCAGAAGAGGCGAAGGTAGTGATTGACGAATACTACGCGCCAATAAAAACTAAGTACGCAGAGCGCCCAGACTTTGAACCGTTCAAGGAAAAGGTGCAGGAGCGTATTCAACAGATAACAAGTAATGAAAATAAAGAAAAAGGAGTTCCATTCTAATGGCATTTGAAAGAAAAGATTTACAAGGCGCGGCATTCAAGAACGACAAGAAGATTGAAGATTGGCACGCCGATTTTCGTGGCGACATATTAGTTGAAGGCACCGACTACTACCTTGACATAACGAAGAAGGAGCCAGCAAATGGTGGCGCTACATTTCTCAGGGTAACTCTGAAGCCGAAGAATGCTACGGCTAAGGCTGCTGTGGAGAAGGTTGTTACCCAAGAGGCTAGTCCTTTTAGTGATGATGATTTTGGTCTGTAGCTATGAGTAAAACTAAATCATATGTGATGGACATTGAGTCTAGGTTGGACGACAGCCAGCAAGCCGAAAGGCGTAGTCGGTTGGAGCTTGCCAAGATTGATGTGACGATAATGAAGCTGAGAGAGTCAAAGCCGATAGAAGATGAAGAACTTCTGACGACTATTGATGATCGTTTAAACAACTCCTTAGAGTTGGTTAATGATCTTGAGGCACTACTAGAAACTGGCAATGCATTGGTGAAAGATTTTGGAATCAAAATCGTGGGCAAAAAAACTAAGAAGTCGTAAGCACTTACAGCTTGTTAGGGATCATGGCTGCTTGGTTTGTTACAGGCCAGCACAGGCGCACCACCTAACCTTTGTAGAAAAGGATGGGCTGCGTGGCATGAGGCGAAGCGGGGATCAGGATGCTGTCCCGCTTTGTGATGATCACCACAGACACTTGCATAAGCATGGGAACGAACAGCGATGGTGGGCTATGGAAGGCATAGATCCCCTCGCTTGGATAGAAAATTTTACACGCAACAAGGAATATTATCATGGCTGGAAAAAAGAAAGTGACGACGACG